GTATTTTTACCTTCCACGTAGGGTAACCGCTCGTGGTCGATCCGTGACTTGGTTGAATATGTAGCACCTAAAACTACTGATTTGAGTTAGCGGTCTTAGACTATTACCCTGGGGAATCCCCCCTTTTGTGGTAGCCACATACCCTTATAAAATGTGGTCCCCCCCCTTTATTCATGCGAGAAAAATCTGGACGAAATATTCCAAAAGTACCACTGGCTCGTGGAAAAAATGAGCCACGTTCGGGTCAACGTCAAAAAGACCTCCCACGCGGTGTAAAGAATAGCAACACTGTTTTATTGAGCGCGCGGGATGCGATAAGTAGGAGTGAGGCTTGTCAAGATGTTATTGATGATATGAAGGAAGAGAAAGAATCGAAAGAGTCACCGTTGTTGGTGCCTCGAGTAGAGGAGCCGGCTGTTGAAGAGTCGGACGACTATGTTGGGTCACGTATTGTTCGTTTGCGAGAATACGAGCGTAGTCGGTTTCGTGAAAACCCTTTCGAAGTGATTAGGTCTTTCATCACTAGTAAGAAGGAGGATGCTTATGAGGCGCAGGTACGCGCTTTTTGGCAAAACTATACTGAATTTGTCCAGGATAGTTTTAATTCTTCTGGCTATGATGATCGTGGCCTCGCCCTAGTTAGGGGGCGGTCTAATTTCTTTTTGGCTCGTATTAGGCGAGATATGGAATTGGACTTGCCAGTGGGGTGGAGTCGCACGAGTGCGAATATAATTATGATGGTCTACTATGAAAAGTGGAGCCCAACGAATTGGTTTTATTGGGCTTATTATGTGACCAAACATGGTACCATGGAGTACTTTCAAACCGTGCTCCTTAGTATATTGTCTTGGCTATTTAATACTTTATTTGGGATCTATAGTTGGATCAAGAGTTGGTCGTTGTTTTGCCGGTTCTTACTAATATTGTTCGTTATTATTGCGTTATTTTGGAGCACACTGGTTGGGGTGCCAGTACTTTTCATCGGTTGTATGATGTTAGGAGGTTTGTGCTTCTTGTTGTTGAATTTCTTGTTCCTTACTCCCGTGGGATACGTTTTGGCTTGGTATCTTTGGGATTATTGGTGTGCTTGTTGTTATCGTGATGTCACACCACCCACTAGTAAGAAACTTGAAGAGATTAAAGATTGGTGTAGAGGCGAGTTTCTTGAGCGCCCTATTCATGAGACAGCTGAAATAGAATTGCCCAGTGGTCACCGGCACCGTTATGCTTGCAAAGAACAATACTACCAAGTTGGATTTACATTTAATGCCGATAATGTGTGGTGTTCTCGTTCTTGTATACACAATGAGTGGGACGGTTTGACTGGTCGACAGCTATTACCAGCAATAGGGACTCAAATAGTCCGTGAAAATGCGTGGAATATTTGTTACGATGCGTATAAACAGTTTCGTCCACCTGTTCGGTATACTCCGAGTGCCACTGATGAAATCTTATTTGATAATTTTGCATGTCGTTATCCACTTTCTAGGCGTGATTGCATTGTGAGGGCCAGGAAAGCGATAGAAGCTAAATATTATGAAATTAATTGTGACATAAAAGGTTTTGTAAAGGTGGAGTGGAACGTGTATAAGGAGATCGATAAGCGGTTGAGTAGGTTTATTTCTGGTACTTGGGATGAGTATTTGGCTTTTGTTGCCCCGATGTATTATGATTATCAGTGTTACTTGACCGCCACTTTTTGGTCCGATCCTTTGACATGTTTCCAACAAAATTTCATTTATACAGGCGCATTGGATGCTCAACAATTAGGTGAGTTGTTTAGCTTATTGGAGCGTTCTGGTTACAAAGCCTACATGGGAGACTTCGTTAAATATGATGGCCATAACGAAGTCGAAGCACTTGGCATGGAAGTTCGGGTTTATAGTGACGATTTTCCTGCTTGGTTTGTTGAAATACTCTCTCGGATGCTTGATACGAGAGGTGTGACCATGCATGGCATCAAGTTTAAAGTTAAGGGCAAACAGAAGTCTGGTTTGCCTAGTACTACTGGCGGTAATACATTACGCACTCATGCGATTTTTGCTGGTTTCTTCCGTAAGCTCGGTATTGTCAAGGGCTGGAAGATTATGGCCTCTGGTGACGATTCAGTTTTGTTTGTTAAATTCGATTTCGGGCAGTATCTTCAATTGTTTTATCTTTGGGTTGAAAATTGTGGGCATAGTATAGAATTGAAAGCTGCCGAAGATTATTGCGAGATCGATTATTTGTCATCACGGCCAATTAACATTGGACATACTAGAGTTATGGTCCCCAAATTGGGGCGTATCTTGAGTAAGACGTTTATTTGCAATGATGCCCAATTACCATCTGGTGATGTGTCCTCGCACTGTAAGACAGTTGCTCTTGGTTTTAAGCATTACACATGGTATCCTGGTTTGTCAGGCTTAGTTTTCAATGTACTCCAGACGTTTGAGAGCGTTACCGTATCTTCTCGTGCGGCGAGGAAAGCACAAAATCCTTACACTGTTAGATTAAAAACATCTATTGGTGACGTAGACCGTGATAGTGTCGAATCGGATTTTATGCATATTTATGGCGTGGATCCCGCTGTCATAGATTCTTTGTTGCGTGATTTTCAACTTAAGTTAGGCACTGCATATCATCATCATTTGATTGATGAAATTTTGCGGGTTGATGGTTGCCTACCGTGTCTTTGAAAACACACAGCGTTGTGTCGACGCTTTATATAGAGACACTGGTTTTGGGGGTTTCACATTTAAAACCCCAAATAGACCTGGGCAAGTCTATAAAAGGCCACTTCGACCTTGTTGTGTCATTAAACCAACAGATGGGTGTTCATCGCTCCCATCACTGGACTGGATCTTAGCTGGATCCAATCCTTTTACTTTATAATGCTAAGAATAAAAATAAAAAGAATAATTCTTGCGTTCCGCTTAACCAATTGGTGCCTCTGTTATATCGGCAGGCGGCCCAGGCGACCCCGAGCAAAAACGCAAGTAAAAATCGCCGGAGGCGAGCACGGAGACGTGCTCCGGACGGCCGAGGGGGCGCCTTAATGGGAGATCCCACTAGTCATGCTTATACCATGTCTCAGGTGGTTCCCTTTTCCGATATGGCGACCGGGGCAAAAGTTCCTGATAGCTACTCCTTTCCCACTTCTACGTTACTTTCGAAAACATCGACCAATTTTACTGGCCAATCCACTGGTGGTAATCAATACGGTAGTTGGATGTATTCGCCTTATGAAGAGGCTGCAATTGTCAATCCTGCGACTGTTAGTACTGCTGGTGTTCTCACATGGAATTCTTCTAGTATTACTGCATCTGCTGTTAATACTGCATTGAATGCCATTGCTGTTCAGTACCGTCCTGTTGGGGGTGGTGTTCGGTTGACGACCAACACATCCCTCACATCGGCGTCTGGTTACGTTTGGGTTATGCACATGCCATTGCTTGCAACTACGGCTGGTTATGACTATGGTAATTTCCCGACTGGTGAGGCGCAAATGGCGCAATATCCTTTGTCCGAAAAGTATACGTTTACTGAGTTGGCTGAACGGCCACTAGTAATACCCTTTAGGAAAGTTTCTGACCTTTCTTTGGCTTGGCATCCGTCCGCCGCAGGTGGATCTGGATTGCCCGCCTATACGGGTTGGTTGGAAGACACTGGTTGGTGTGGTATTTTTCTGTTCATGAATACTGGACAGACATCTACAGCAGTGTCTTTCAATGGTGAGAGGTTAGTGCATCTCGAATATGTTCCTGGTGCCGGATCTACTTATTATGGTTTTGGCGATGCTACTCCTGAGCCTTTAAATCGTCCAGTTCTTGATAGGACTGTTAACGTTGGACAGGCAACACCCATCGCGTATGTAGAGTCCGATGACCCACATGAGCGTTCACTATTTTCGAAGGTAGTTGAGACTGCTGCCACTATTGGCTCCCTTTGCGCTGGATCACAATCCTGCAAACAGGCTGTTAATGTGGCGTTGGGTTCCGTCTCTCGAAGAATTGGTTTTGGCACCGGGGTGAGTTCTTACATCGGGGCCGACCTAGAGATGGGAAGATTGCGTTATTGAGATACCAATCATTGACTTCGCAACAACGGTAGTTACGACTATAGTTGTGGTGTCAGGG